TTTTTGAATAGTAGTTTTATCAAACCCTAGTGCATATTTAAGCCCATACCCTATAGTTCTATCCATACTAATATGAGCCAACCATATTAAAGATATTTGTAATATTGTTTCTTCATTTGTAACTAAATACAACAAGGTAACAATGATAGGCAGAACATAAGTATGACCTAAATTATATACTTTACTACCAATATCTTTATTAACAGCATATCCAACCATAGAGATGTCTGGGACTAATAGAAATAGTAAAAATATCCATAATGAAAAATCAAAGATAAAATAAACACTGACCACTGCAATAAAAACACATGCATTTTCTAATCTTATTAGATTGCTCATGAAATCCCCCTTTATTTACATTATTCAATTAAATATTAACACTATAGGTTTAACTGTACTACAAAAATTTAGCTACATTTACTTATCTAACTTTTACAAGTTACAATACATGGGTACATATTTTGTTCATATCTTAGATCAAGTTACTTTGGACGTCGTGTTTCCCTACTCCCTTTGCTATCTGACTGAACGAATTGTTCATGCATCATTATATAAGCTACGTAGCCATTTCGACTACGCAGCTATCAGTAACTATTCATCCTTATTTTCTTTTCTTCTCTTGCTTAATTTATATATCAAATAAATAACCACAACTATAATCATAAATAAGTCAAAAGACGATAAAAATGATTTGCTAAAAGATTCCTTTATCCAAAAGAAGCGAATTAGAAATAATAGAAATGATTGTATTACCCCAACAAAAAAAATGTTAATGACTGGTTTATCTTTAATGAAGTTATACACAATATAAGCCATACAAACAATAGTTATTATTAACATTAAAGCTTTCGCCATTACTAGTACTCCTTTTTAACTTCACATTAACATATCATTTTATTATTTGTATTTTAAGACTTTCACTGTCCAGAATTGGACTATAAAATTTATTAAACGCTGCTTACTCAATCTAGGTACATAGATAAGCTGTATAAAGCTACATAGCCATTTTAACTATACAGAGATTACTGACTTAATATCGTATTCTATTGTGCCGAAATTTCGGCTATATTCATCTTAATTATAGAGAACGAATATTTTCGTTTTCTAATGCACTGACTTAGTGCATCAGCATTTGTATTAATTAATACGCTCATATTTGAGCCGATTAAATATATAGCTATTCAGTTCTATTACTGAGCTCAATTGTGAGCTGAGTATAAACCAATATACCCAAATTTAAGGATATTAAGCTAAGTAGCTAATACATCCACTTAAGGACACTCTTAACGAAGCCACATTTGGCTCGGTTATACACAAAAAGGTACCCCTAATTTGGGGCACCCTTTATTATAATATCAACTAACATAATTATATAGCACTGCTTATAAATCTCTCCCAATTTTCTCATCATCTTCACCAATACTATCAATAAACACTGGTGTAGCTACATTTAAGTCTACCTTTTCTGTAAATAAGCTATGGTATCTACCGAGTAAATCACGAGCTTTTAAACGATCACTAGGTTTTATTGGTACTTCAACAGTTTCCACATGCTCGTTATATACGAGGTTCATGCGTCCAGTGTCTGGATTACGTTCAAAAGTACCTTTCTTCACTACAGCTTCTTTGGTTTCAGTTTCGTCGCCAACTGCAGCTTGAGTTAATAAATACAGTAACTCTTTAGCTGATAAAATTGTATCGTCCATAATCTCGTCTTTCTTACATTTAATATATTCATCCACTTTTTCTTTTCGTAATAACCTACTACCTGTTACATGTGCACTATTCGGGCTATATCCTGCCTTTATAGCGCTTTGAGTAACGTTGAGTGTCTTTATATACTCATTCGCAAAACGTTCTTGCTTTGGCGTTAATTTGTCCATATCATCAATCCTTATAACTAGAATGAGCCTACCCATTTAAGGATAGGCGAATTGTTTAATTATCTTCTATTATTACTTTGTTTCACTTCGTTAATCGCATTTTTATAACGTTCAGTAAGTTGTTTAATTTCAACGCCCCCATACTGTTCATTCTTAGTAATAACTACACCAGTTTTAGCCATTCCTGTTTGATTAATGACACTATACTCAAACATTAAGTTATTGTATTCTTCATTTGTAGTGTATGGATATAAAACACCTTGTTTTAATTCTTCGAGTTTAAATGCAACTTGACGTCGTTGTGATTCGTTTAATTGATTGTCATATTTTTGTTGCAACAAGCTTAATTCATAAATATCAGTGTTCGTTACATCTTTACTATTGATGTAGTCTACAATCTCATTATCGTTATAGAATGATAATCTAGCTTCTAAATTCTGACGTTTAATAATTTCGGTTTGTGGATCTTTAACATTATCTTGTTGGCTTTCTTTTTCAATCTCATTACAGCGTTGCTCTATTTCATTTAATCTATCCGTAGCAAACTGTTTGAATTTGTTTTCGAGTTCAGTAACTTTAGGCTTTTGTTGCTCGTCTATAGCCTCTAAACGATAGCCTTGCTTGTATAAACGCTTAGTATCTTCGATTAATTTATTTACTTCACCTAATAAATCTTTATACTTTCTGTTATCGAATAATACACTCCATACGTCTTGTGATGTACCTTGATAAGTAGTTGTTGTCATAATATATACCTCTTTCTTTTTAATTTACTTTTAAAAGCTTTTCTTGTCTTGCTCGTTTCATACGCGCTTTAATTCTTTCTTTTCGTGCCTTACCTTCTGCCCTACGTCGCTCTTTATCAGCTTTAATTTTTTCTTGTATAGCAGTATTTCTATTATTCTTGTCCTTACTATCTATGTTGCTTATGTCCTCACATATGCGTAATATAAGGCTCTCATCAGCTAATACGTCATCTCTTTGATACCTCTTTATCTGACGTTGTTCACTTTCACTATAGTTAGATAGTATAATGTTAAACTTCTTTAAATCATGGTTAGATTTATGCTTAAATTTCTCTAGCTTCTCACGTTCTTCAATAATACTTAATGCCAAATCTTCAATGTGGTTTGATTCATAGGACAACTGCATAGTGTATGGATCAATAAACATTCTTGGATAATGTAAAGTGTACATATCTTCAATACGTTGTTCCCATTTATCAAACTCACTTTTTAAGAATGCAGCATTGTACTTAGTTTTGAGTTGAATAACAGCATATCTTTGTCCTACTCCCAAATGCTACACCTCTTATAGTTTAATACGTTTTAAAGCCTCATAACGTTTCATACTACCGTCTGCTAATCTTTTAATACTTTGCATTGCTTGTTGTTTTTCTTCATCGGTAGTAATGATGTAATAACCACGTTCATGTTTTTTATAGCTACATCCTATAGGATAACTATAATCATCAATTAACCTACTGATTGCGTTTCTTAACCATCTTTCATTAGTTGAGTTATATTCATATCCCATTAAGTTCAGTATCTTTGACTTAGTTACATACTTTTCATTTGAGTTCTGAATAGTATCAAAAATTCTTAAATATTCGTTTGGTACAGATTGATTTTTATTTAATGTATCTATCATGTTTTATTCCTCGTTTTATTTAGTATTCCCTTTCTGTTTACTAACTTCCTAAAACGGTACTGATACATTTAATTTTTCTCCACACTCTAATTATATCAAAATTACACTAAAAACACAAACTTATGTTCTTGTTTTGACTCATTTCGTTTTATACTTAACAATCCTTATAAACATTGAATTAACAACTTTTATAAGTGTTTTTTATATACTATCACACACTACGACAAAGGAACGTATGTTCTTATTAATTTGTGTTTTAACCCCTCACGAAAATTAAGCGCTTAGCTTTTTTTAGTTTTTATATAGGAGCCACACACTACATGCGACCCCTCTTAACCCTACTTATTCAAACTGTAGTAAGATGCTTTCAATTCACTTAACTTACGCTCTAACGCCTTGTAATCGTCTTGTGTGGCATTCTCATCTTGTACAAATGCAGTAACCAACTTCAACCCCTCAACTAATTCTTGTGCAGGTTCATTAATCCCTGTCGCTAGCTGATACAACGTTTCAATGTTACCTATCACATCAGCATTACTAGACTGAACGCCCTCAAGTTCTTCAACATTTAATCCACCCTCAATATAAGTGAACATATCAGTGTTATTACTTTCTGCGAATGTTTGTAGTCCATACATGAAATATTCATTTTCGAATAATTGACTTGCCATCATATCACTTATAGATAGGTGCTTATCATCGTGTATTTCAAAACC